CTTGCTTCCCAGCTTGTGTGAGTTTTCATTACTTGGATTATTATTTGTAATTCCGGCGCTTAAGGGTTTTAACAACAATGACTACTGTTCCTGCTGAAGATGTTGTAGTCCTCTCAAATTGGGCCTGTAAGTGGCTCAAATATGCTTATACTAGGCTGGTGGATGGCTCTCAAATCCATCAGTACGCTGAGAAATTGTTGGTGGAGTTTGATGCGTGCACAGAGTCTCCTATTGAATTTGTTGAAGAGCATGTTGTTACATTAACCAAAACTGTTAAATGTCAAGGGTTAATTAACACACCAATTAACAATGTTAAGAAGACTCGTAGGCTTGTTAAAGGTAAACGTAGTAAGTTTGCCATGTGTTTAGCAAAAGAAGCCTATCTCAAGTTTGGACGACGCCCTCTCTCTGAAGCTAATACTATTGTCACTCGTAAGTGGATGCTTAAGTATCTTGATCATGTTGATTATGCTGATTTACGGAATTGTGATAAAGTGTTGGCTATTGATAGAGCTTTGTTTTTAAGCTTCATTCCTACTATTGTGTTTAACAATATGAGGTTGGCGGCTGATGATAAGGCTCTTAAAAATAGAGTTAGTGGTAAGAAATCATCCTTTGGCGGGGTGTTCTCTCTAAGGAGAGAACCTCTCGCTTAGGGGTGCCCAGTTGTTGCCATCGGGCGTAGTTGTGAGGTTAGTCGCACCCCACAACAGCCCGGATTGCGTGTTACGCGACAATTGGGAGTTACCAAACATAGGAGGTTTGTACGTATTGCCGGTGTTTCTCCAAACATCGACATAGCTCCCTTCGATCACAAAATCAGAACTCTCGAGCGAGCGGTTAAGGAACGGGTGTTTTTCGTGAAGAATGTCCAGAGGAAAACTGGAATTGAATCGGAATTTTCTCGTCCTCCGCTCCCTATTACTGATGCATTTGCAAGAATGGATGATACCTTGCAGCAGCTTCGTGGTTTTCTTCCCTCGACCGCCCCGGTTACACATCAATATTTTGTTGATTCGTATAGGGGCCGCAAGAAGGTTGTTTATGAAGCTGCATTAGCTGAGTTGCATTTGGGAAAGTGCAATCCAGTTGATGATGCAAAAGTGAATGTTTTTATTAAGCATGAGAAGACTGATTGGACTTCCAAACTTGATCCCGTTCCTAGGGTAATATCTCCTCGTAATCCTCGATTTAATATTAGGATTGGGCGGTATTTGAAACCGATTGAAGAACGAGTGTTTAAATCACTTGGGAGATTGTTTGGCCATCGAACGGTTATGAAAGGCATGGATGTTCGCACTGTAGCTAGGGTGCTACGAGAAAAGTGGGACATGTTTGTTGATCCTGTTGCTATAGGTTTAGATGCTAGCAGGTTTGATCAGCATGTTTCAGTCCCTGCGTTACAGTTTGAACATTCTGTTTATCTTAGCTGTTTTAAACAAAAGAAACATAAAGACAGGTTACAGAAATTGCTAAATTTACAGCTTAGAAATGATTGCACCGGGTATGCGGAAGATGGAAAATTGAAGTATGTTACTGAGGGCACTAGAATGTCTGGTGATATGAATACTTCTCTTGGAAATTGTGTATTAATGTGTTCTATGATTCATTCTTATTTGAGTCATAAGAATGTACCTGGGCAATTAGCTAATAATGGAGATGATTGTGTTGTTTTCATTGAACGATCTGATCTTGAAAGATTTTCTAATGGTCTTTTTGATTGGTTTTGGGAAATGGGATTCAATATGGCCATTGAAGATCCAGTTAGTGAATTTGGTAAAGTAGAGTTTTGTCAGTGTAAGCCGATGTATGATGGGAACTGTTGGATTATGTCTAGGAACCCTATCGTTGCTATTGCAAAAGACTCTGTTCTGTTGAAAGCTGATGTCGATGAGAATTTCTTTCGTTTGTGGTTAAATGCTATTGGTACAGGTGGCCTTTCTATTTCTGGAGGTGTTCCTGTTTTCCAATCATTTTATCAGATGTGTGTCCGGAATGGAATTGAGTCTTATTACCGTAAGAGCCATCAAAAGAAGAAGAAAATCACTTTTGAAACTAGTGAATTTCTTCCATGGTTTATGCGGGAAACTTCAATGAAAGACCTGG